GTTTCCTAAACCGTAGGTCGCTGGTTCGAGTCCAGCCGAGGGTACTTGCTGGTGCGGGGTTTTAGCCCCTAATTTGAAACGCCGTGAAAGTCGGGGCCACCAGCTCAAAAAAAAATAAAATTTACTGTTGACGGCAACTGGACATGTCGATAATATGCATGTGTCAGGCAACGGAAACCACAAGAAAAGGACGACAGGATGAACATCAGCAAGACGACGGTAAACATGGCCAAGCGACGAGGTGTGAGCATCGAAGTAATGAACGACTCGCAACTCGGCGAGGTCGTCGAGATCGCACGCATCGAAGACGGTGAAGTCGCCGACGAGTACGCAGCACTCTACAGCATCAGCAGCGAAGGCATGTTCTTCGTGAACGGCTGCGACTCACGGATCGCCGAGGAGTTCGCCTACTGGATCAAGGACGAGGCCACTCTCCGGTCACACCTCGACACAATCTCGGTTTTCATCTGAGGCTGGGGTTGACCCCAGGTGGACACCACCGTAAGATACAGACAGCCAAGCAAACAAACCACAAGCAAAACACCAACGAGGATAATCGCATGAGCTACACACCAGAACTTTCCAAGAGCGACATCGCATACATCGCTGGCCCCATGACGGGGCACGAAGAATACAACTTCCCTGCGTTCGATGAGGCAGAAAGCCTGATCCGCAAGCTATACGGTTGCAGTGTGGTGAACCCAGCACAGGTTGATCGCGCGGTCCAGGTTCACGCAGCACTGGAAGGACGCAGCAAGCGAGAGCTGACCGAGTTCTTCATGGACCTGAACACGGCGACGATCAAAAAGTGTACCGCCCTGGTCCTGCTTGAGGGATGGGAGAGGAGCTCTGGTGCTCGCCATGAGCTTGCTATGGCCGAGCGACTCAACATTAAGGTGCTTGTCATGATTCCGACAGCGGCTGGCCAGAGAAGGCTAGTGCGAGTTGACGAGTCGGCGGTGTCGGTCTTCGCTGAGTGCTGCCGAGAAATCCCAGTCGACGCAGTGCTGCCACGATAATCAGAAACCGTCGCGACGTAGCGGCGGAGGGCTGAACCCCAGGCCCTTTCCTGCAAGATAGTCTGGGGCAGCACTGAATACATTTGATCCAGGCTCTGTGGGGGAGCGTGGGGGAAGACCACTGACGGGCCTCGATCAACCAGGGGTCGTCGGGCTCGTCAGTGGTCATATTTTCAAACCAAAGGAGAGAAGAATGAAAGAGATAAACGCAGAGATCGTCAGCCACAAGTTAAGCGAACTGCCTCCCGACCTGGCTATCGATATTGCGGCTACAGGCGAAGGTGAAGTCCTCTTGGACACCGCAAGGGGATGCGATAACTGCGTGATTAGCACGGTGTATGTCGACGGGCAAATCAAGCTAGTTGCAGCCCATTCGTCGGGTGACTTCAGGGGTCGGGCGCTCGCTGCAGTGCATGCAGTTGCGCTCGGCGTCGTCGATCAATATGAGGTTGAGGAGTGCCTGCTGCGCGTCGCTGACTCCGTGCCAACTGGCGACGGAGCTGACACTGAAGCAGCCAGTGCCCTGGTGATCCCTGATACGATCATGGACGTCCTTGACCTCGAGGACCCGTATGAACTCGGCATCATCAGAACTATGGCTAGGGTCCACGGTGAGTGGACATACGGCATCCTATCCGACTGGAGCGCAGAGGGCATGAAGTGGTGGGCACAGGAGGTCGCCCCGCTTGACGTGGATGTACGGAGGACCATCGTTGGGCACCCAGAGGACCTCACGCATAAGTCGCGTTACAAGGTCGCCCTGAAGCCCGAGTACGGCATCAACACTGGACAGATAAGTGCAACCATAGCAACATTTGAATCGCTTGAGGTTAAGGCTGGGGAATTATTTCTGATTTTCTCAGACAATTTCCTTGTACCGTGGAAGCAGGTCAAGTATATTTATGCGAAGTAAGAATGAGTTGATGAGTTGAGTTGAGTTTGTTTCACCCCAAGGAGGACCTCATGAGTCCAAACACAAAAATGACACTAGGCAACATCAAGTCGGCCAAGGTGTCGCGCCCGCCACGAATCCTGGTGCTTGGCGTAGAGAAGATCGGCAAGAGCACGTTCGCGTGCGGCGCCGACTCCCCCATCGTGATCCCCGTCAAGGGAGAAGAGGGCGTCGATGACTTTGATGTGCCGAGCTTCCCGGTTGCTGATCACGTGCTCGACATCAAGCAGGCACTGATCACGCTCGACCAAGAGGAGCACGACTTCAAGACGCTCGTGGTCGACTCGGTGTCTACTCTCCAGCCGAAGGTGATGGCGTTCGCCATGCAGAAAGAGGGCGTTAGTGATGAATCAAAGCTGGGTGGCGGATACGGTCACCAGTACGACACGGCGCTGCGCACCTGGGACTCGATCCTGACTGGAATGGACATGCTGCGAGAGAAGGGAGTCGCGTCAATCCTGATTGGACACGTCGCATCGAAAAATTTCGAGTGCCCGATCAACGGAACGTACTCTCGCTATGATCTTGACCTTCCCAACAAGATCCGAGAGAAAATCTACCGATGGGTCGACTGTATCCTGTTCGCTAACTACCAGACATTCATCCGCAAGGAGGACGCTGGTTTCAATCGGACGAAGTCCTTGGCGGCTGGCGACGGTGGTCGGCGCCTGTTCACTCAGAAGCGACCGAGTCACCCAGGCGGTGGTCGTGGTGTGTTCGGCAAGATCCCATATGAGATCGACCTGAGCTGGGCCGCATTCAAGTCCGCAATCGTTGACGCTTCCAAGCCGACTGAGTAGTCGGTGACGTCTTTCCACACACAGTTAACTGTTTCTTTTTTCGAGAGGATTTTATCATGAGCAACGGAAACCTTGGAGACTTTTTCAGCGACTTTGACTTTGATTCTGTGAGTGCTGATGCACCCGCTGAGTTCCTGGCACTCCCCGCTGGGTACTACAAAGTTGTGATCCTAGAGTCGGAAGTCAAGGAGTCGAAGAACAAGCCAGGGAGCAAGTACCTGAGCCTCAAGCTGCAGGTCGCTGACGGCAAGCACCAGAACCGAACCCTGTTTGCCAACCTGACAGTTGCCAACCGCAACGAGGTGGCGGTCAAGATCGGTCGCGAGCAGATCGCTCGACTCGTCAAGGCGTGTGGCCTTCCTGGGCTGCAGGACTCGTCGCAGTTCGTCGGTAAGATCGCCGAGGCCAAGATCGCCCGCACTCGCAATGAGCAGTACGGCGACAGTGAGGGGTGGTCGAACGACGTGAAGGGATTTTACGCAGTCGGCAGCTCTCCGCAGTCGACTGGGCACGCTGAGTCAGTGGCGGACAACCCGTCCCCAGCTCCAGCGGCCACCGAGGAAACCCCCTGGTAGGGATTTCTTTGGTGCTCTAACTCAAGGGCAGGTCGCCACTTACGGCGGCCTGTCCTTTTACTTTGAGAAAAAGCCCGGAACACCTGTTGCCATGAACGGGACACGTCGATATATTACCTATGTCGGGCAAACGAAACCACAAACGCAAAGGACATCACCATGACACTTCGAGCAATCATTCACGCAGCGCACATGGACACCCACACCGAAGACCTGCGAGCAATCATCGACGACGAGCGCGGTCGGTGGTGCCTCCCGGGCAGCGGCAAGCACGAGATCATGCAGGAGATGATCGACGAGTGCGAGGCGCACGGCGTCACGACCTGGGGTGAACTCCCTCTGTAAAAAAACAAAAAAACCTGTTGACTCCCAGCTGGACAGTCGATACATTTCAATAGTCAAGCAACCAACGCCACCAACCACAAGGACCTCACCCATGACACTTCAGACACTCGCCTACAAGATCCACTACGGACAATGTATCTTAAAGCCAGAAGGTATCAGCTTCGCTCGCTGGAGCGGCATGTGTAAGGCAGCCCAACTATACTGCCAGCAACACCAGATCGACCCGGTTAAGAACTGCACCCCGCAGGATCTCTAATCAAAGGAAAAAGGTCGTCGCTTGCGGCGGCCTTGCAGCCAACAGCTAGAAAGGGAGGACATCACGATGAACAAGCAACAGAACAAGCCGTGCCCAGGCTGCGGAAAGCCAGCCACGCCAGTGGCGCCTCTGCCACAGCATCACCCGAACGCAGACGTCTGGCACAAGGCATGCATCATGGCAACCACCAAGCATCTCCGGGAGGGCAAGTAACATGGGAAAGGTGCTGAAGACAACGCCATGCGCAGGGAGCGTCCTCGGGTACTTCGGTGTCAAGGGGGCGACGTGGAACGACAGAACGAAGAAGAACGTCTGGGCCGACACGCTGAGACGCAACGGTTTCGCGGTAAGAAGCAGGGCCAGTAAAATCAAACACGGCTCAACCGCTGGGTCGATCCGCAACACGCTGGCCAGGATCGCAACCGAGGAGTCCCACATAGAGGCGTTCGTCGTGAGGGTCCCTGGTCACGTCCTGCTGATGGATCGCCTGGGGCGCACCATAGTGGACACCGCACCAAGGAAACGCGACAGGCGCCCCGTGAAGGGCGTGTGGGCCATCTGGGACAAGGAGCTGCACGCATGAACGTAGGATTCACAGGCACGACCGAAGGCATGACCAAGCACCAGATTGACTGGGTGAAGTCCATGATGGTCGCTTGGGGGGCGAGCAGGGCTTTGCACTCAGCGCGAGTTGGGGCAGAGGCGCAGTTCAGCGAGATTTGCAAGAGCATGGGTGTCACCGAGGTGATCTGCCTTGTCGGAGACACGCAGGGGCAGGTGGTTGACGTGGAGCACATGCCAGAGGAGGGAGACGCGGTGACTGTCCACGGACCCATGCCTGGGGACCTCAAGGATGAGGCACTGACGAGGGGCTGCGACATGGTCATAGCGTGCCCACTCGACTACTCTACGAAGTGCGGAACGTGGTCTACGGTACGCAAGGCACGTGCCAATGGCGCCAGGGTAGCCATTGTTCCGCCAGAGCCAGAGCCAGTTGAGAAAAAGCGAAGATAGTCGCTTGACCACCAGGGGTGTCGAGTGTATACTTCTGGTGTGACAGGAAAGAAGCCAAGCACAAAGGGAACGACATGACTAACCATGAACTGCGAGTCAACAACGAGCGACTGGCCGCTCAGTACCTGGACCAGTTGCTGTACCTCCTGAATCAAGTAGAGGAGGCTTCCGACAACTATGCATACACACTGAGTGAGTGCGGTGTGCGTGTCGACTTACACGAAGACCTTAACCAACTGCGTGACGCAGTTTCAAATTACAAAGCAAACAAGCGAGGCTAGGGCGTGACGAATATTAAGCCAAGAGATTATCAGGTCGAAGCAGTCGAGTCGGTGTGCGAGTACCTGACGAAGCACAAGGGTGATCCAGTCATCTGCGCACCAACAGGCGCTGGCAAGTCAGTAATCTTGTCGATGCTTACCGAGCGATTCATTAGGGCTGGCAGGCGTGTCGTTATGGCCACTCACGTCGGTGAGCTAGTCAAGCAGAATGCAGCCGCAATGGGACGCTTCGGAGTGGACGTCGGTCTGTTCGCGGCAGGGCTCGGCAAGCGAGATACGAAGCAGGATGCGATCGCCTGCCAGATCCAGTCTGCGTACAGCAAGGCCGATAGGTTCGGAACCCGCCACGCACTGATCATTGACGAGGCTCATACCGTCAACCCAGATGAGTCGGCGGTCAGGTATCGCCAGTTCATCGAAGACCTTCGCGGGTTTAATCCAGGTCTTCGGGTGATCGGGTTGACCGCAACACCGTACCGAACGGGAACTGGTTCCATCTGCGGCGCTGACGGTTTCTTTGACGACATCGTGTATGACATCCCGATCAAGATGCTGATCGAGCGAGGGTACCTGTCGAATGTTACGACGGAGACTAGCGGGTTCAAGCTCGACATAGGCTCCCTGAGGACACGCATGGGCGAGTACGTCACGCAGGACCTAGAGAACCTATTCGGCTCTGAGAACAACGTACAGTCCGCCTGCGAGGACATGCTGCGCTCCACGGCGGATCGCAAGAGCGTGATCGTCTTCGGCGTGTCCGTTGCCCATGCACTGGCAATACGTGACGTCCTCAAGGCAGTCACTGGCGAGGAGGTCGAGGTAGTTCACGGCGAGATGAGTAAGGGCGACCGAGAGTCGGCCATCGACAGATTCAAGTCGGGCAGGGTCAAGTACCTAGTTAACGTCAACGTCCTGACGACTGGTTTCGACGCACCAAACATTGACTGCGTAGCCATCATGAGAGCAACCCAGTCACCTGGACTGCTGGCTCAGATCGTAGGCAGGGGGCTCAGGATAGCCAAGGGAAAAGAGGACTGCCTCGTGCTCGACTACGGCGAGAACTTCGAGCGGCATGGCCCCATTGACTCACCCAGCTTCGGGAAGGCTAGCAAGAGCAAGGGAGAGGCGCAGCCAGTAGGCAGGGCTCGGTGCATGGTGTGCCAGAACGAACTGCTCCCAGCTAAGCGCGAGTGCGGAAACTGCGGGTTCGTTAACCCGTCGCCAGACACCAGCCCGACGCACGACGGAGAGGCAGCCTACGGTGCACAGGTCCTGCAGGACTGCAACACCGTGAAGGTGTCTGGTTGTGAGTACAACTGCAACCCTGGCCGCAACGGAAAGCGGGACACCTTCCGAGTGACCTACTACTGCGTAGGTGTGGCTAACGAATCGAAGGGGGACTTGGTTGGTCGAGACAACACTGTCAAGGAGTGGTTGTGCTTCGATCACGACCACGACTCCTGGTCATACCGACAGGCCGTCAAGTGGTGGCAGAGAAGGTCGAACGCTCCAGCGCCCGAGAGCGTAATGGAGGCAGTGGATCTAGCGAGGCGAGGCGCACTGGCCAAGTGCACTGGGATTACCACGGAGAAGCAAGGAAAGTACGACAAGGTTACCGCCTGCGTCCTCGGGGACAAGCCTGGCGAGTGGAAAAGCGAGACTATGCTGGAGGGTGCTGAGTTGTTTTCTGAAGATTTCAACTGGGACAACATTGCAGACCTGCCGTTTTGATGTTACAATGACTCGGCACTAGAAACTAGACTAGGAGGACGTCACCTATGAACTTCGACCACGTACCCACGATCATTAAGTCAACCCCACAGTGGATTCTGTGGAAGATGGAAAACGGGAACAAGATCCCGAAGCAGGTTAGCGGTGCTAACGCACGGACCAACGACCACAGTACATTCAGCACGTTCGAGCAGGCGCTCGATGCATTAGATGATGATGACGGCAGCAGGTTCTCTGGCCTCGCGTTCGTGATATCGGACAGCGACAACTTCTCTGGGGTCGACCTCGACAACTGCCTTGACGACGAAGGTAACCCAAAGCCGTGGGCCGCCAAGATCATGGCGGGGCTTCGCGGTGTTGCCTACGGAGAGATCAGCCCGAGTGGTGACGGAGTCAAGTTCCTGACATACGGAAAGAAGGCGCCAGGGTCTCGGTGCGTTAAGCAGTTTGGTGGGCCCAAGGAACAGGTCGAGATGTATGACCGAACGAGGTTCTGGGCCATGACTGGAAACTGTATCGGCGGTGACTGGGCGGACGTAAGGGACGGACAGGAAGTGGTTACCAGGTTGTGCTCCGAGTATTTCGGAACACAACAGCAACGACCAGAGCCCGCGAAGCCAGTGGGTGACCTGGGGAGCATGTCCCTCAGCGCGTCACGCACGGCGAAGATTATCGAGGACACGGACAGCGAGCTGGACTTCCGAGCACGGTCATACATCGAGAGCTGTGGCTCGGAGACCGAGGGAGGCAGGAACAATAGCGGGTTCAAGATCGCGGGTCACTTGCGCTCTCTCGAGGCTGACGGCCAGCGAATGACTGACGCTCAGATTTATTCATACATGCATCTCTGGAATGAGTCGCTTCCGTCTCCGCTGCCTCGGCCAGAGATGGACAAGGCCATCTGGAGCAGCGGCAAGAACGGGACAGCTAGGGACGCCAAGCCGTCCGACGAAGCCGTCAGGGAGCTACCAAGTATGTCTGGCGAGTACGCCAGGATCAGCGACGAGACGGACCCAAATGAGTTCCTATCGGCATTATCCAGTGAGGTCAACGCGAGCAATGGCATTATCCCAGGCGACTGCATCTCTCCGGGGGGACTACTCGGTGAGGTGATGGCATTCAACAGGCAGACCGCAATGTTCTGGCAGCAAGAGCTGGCATTGGCTGCGGCCATCTCACTTATGTCGCTGATGATCGGTCGTCGAGTACAGGATAACCGAGGGACCAGGGCAAATCTGTACTGTATCGGCCTAGCACCGTCTGGATCCGGGAAGGAGCACGCTAGGTCAGTCAATAAGATGCTCTGCAACGAAGTCTTCGGTGACATGAGGAGCTGCCCTGATTCGGTTGGGTCGGACGCTGGGCTCGTGCGCGTTGCGTCGGAGCGAGAGGCGCTGTTCCAGATCGACGAGGTTGCCAAGTTCATGGCAGTGAATAAAACCAAAGGCAGCCCGTGGCTGGCGAAGATCGCTCCTACTCTCCTCCGGCTGTTCACGTCATCTGGCAGTAGCATGAGGATGGATGAGCTGGCTGACGGCGACCGGGCAGTCGACATCAGGAATCCTTACATCTCAGTGTACGGAACGTCGACTGTCGGTGGCTGGTGGAACAGCATGGACACCGACGCACTTGTCGACGGCCTTATCGCTCGGCTAATTGTGTTCGAGGTGAGCGAGGAGTACCCCAGGATGAACACGGACAGTGACCAGTTAGCACGGCCAAGCGAAGGGTTGATCAGAAGGCTGAAGGCGTGGGCCGACTACACTGTCGATGGTGGCGACATGGCCGGGGTTCTGGAGGAGGTCAAGGCTAAGACAATTGAGTACACTCCGGAGGCCAACGAGATCCGAAACTCATACGCCGAGGATGTAAGGAATATGATGCGTGACCTATCCGCTGGGTCAGCCAAGACCGAGCGCTCGGAGAGCATTAACGGGATCTGGGCCAGGGCAGGCGAGAAAGTAGCCAAGCTGGCACTGATTTCTGCATGCTCGAAGAATAACCCAGATGACGACTTCTTTGTCGAAGCCGATGACGTCAGTTTTGCTGTGAAGCTGGTTGATGCGACGACGTCACGAATGATCAGTGAGTCAGGGTGTAGGGTGAGCTCCAGCAAGGCTGGGAAGGCAGTGGCGGACATCCACAAGCTCGTGCTTAACGCCAAGGCAACTGGCGTGACTAAAGAGGTGCTGATCAAGGACACTATCGACATGGGTCGCCGCATGAGGGACGACGCCATCAAGGACCTTACTTCGTCTAAGTCAATTGAGTTCGACGCAGACACTGGGAGATATTATGCACTCGTTAAGACCGGAGGGTTCGACTAATGAAGACAGTCAAGAGAATGACCTTAGTGGCGTACATGGACAGGCATGACCAGAGCGACAGCGTAATGGTTACGATCACGCCACGACCAGGAGACACCGTGACGTCCTCAGACGCTCGTGTGTACGCGACGGCCAATATGGAGGACCCAGAGGGCCTGGATGCAATCGAGTGCTGTGACGAGGCCCTACAGGCCGAGGTGGTCGAGCTGATGCGTCAGATCGCTGGCAAGCTGTCGGCGGAAACCATGAAGAAACCTGAGTAATTGCTCAAGCTAGTGCACTCCCCTGGTCGATGTAATCCTGTAGACAAGGAAACTGAAACCAGGGGAGTTTTTTATGACCAGGATCTTATTGGCTGCGGCGGTTGTTTTGGTATTGGCAGCGTCGAGCGGTTGCGTTACGATGTCGGCCAACATACGGGCGGACATCAAGTCTGACCGGGGCATCGTCGACAACGTCGAGTTCGCCGTCCACGTGACACCACAGGGGGCACGCAGATGATCACTGAAGCAGGAAAGTACTTACGTGAAAGGGGACTAATGGACAGGACGTGCAGGGGCTGCATGGAGAGGCACAGGGAGGACGTAGGATGGGGCGCTGAGGCCAGGGCGTGGGTCAACTATGACTCTCTGTGCTTTACGTGTCACCACAGGCACGAGGAGTGGCACGGGCTGACAATCGAGTGGTGCCGAAGCAGGTACGAGGTCCTGGGCGGCAGGCTTCACCGTAAGCCAGGCAGGAGCGTCAGAGAGTCTCAAGTCGGCCTTGTCAAGGGAAGGCCAGACAAGGGCACTGGGGCCATGAGAATCACGGCACAGAACAACAAGGTGCACGTGCACAGGATACTGTGGGCCGTGGAGCACGGGTACTGGCCAGGGTATCTGGTCCACATCGACGGCGACAAGTCGAACAACCACATCGGAAACCTGCGGGACGCCAGCAAAAAAACAGGCAAAAGAAGAAAAGGAAAAAAAGTCTGATTTAGCTGTTGACGGCTGGTGGACAGGCCGATATATTACCTGTGTCAGGCAAACGAAACCACCATGAAAAGGGAAGCAGCAATGAAAGAAAGAGCCTGGGAGCGAGTAGCGGCAGGACACTACAGACTTGGCTTCGAGTGGGCTGTAATCCAGCGTGGACGAGAAGACTGGATCGTTTTCAGGTACGGAGAGGAGGTCCCTGGCATTGGGTCATGCACGCTACGCACCGCGAAGCATCGAGTTGGGGTTCTCGTTGAGGCATACTCAAGCAACTAAGGAAAGGACATCACCATGAAGATCTTTCACTTCACCAGGGGGTTCGACGGACAAGTCGTTACGATCGAGCCACAGGACAAGCCAAATCGCTATAGCCGTCGCGAGTTCCAGACATGGGGTGAGCCGCGCTCATTTTGGTACACGGACCCCGCAGACAGGGAGTCAATGATCGGTGGCAATCTGTACATCGCCGATGTAGACGAAGATAAGCTACTCAACTTCAGCGACATCGCACTCGGCGACTTCCGAGGCAAGCACGGCGTCGACTTCGACGCACTCAAGCACCACGCCACGTCCCAGGGCAAGATCGGCTTCCGATACACGGTCGCTGGCCGAGACATCGTCGTCCTGTTCGAGCCGCTGAAATCGCGCAAGGTCAAGATGTGGAACACGTAATAAACGAAAGCCACGCAAACAACAGCATCAACGAAGGAACAGAGACATGAAGGTGTGGGTGCTAGACGAAAACGGAGACGACTACCACGGCAGCCGAACGGTGGCCGCGTTCCGGACCGAGGAGGCCGCGCGGCGCGAGGCTGACCTGATGCGTGTCGATCAAGAGCCGTGCTCTGAATGCGGGCACCTGTACTGGTTCTCTGTGTACGAGGTCGAACTGCTGTAAAAAATAATTCTGCCTGTTGACGTGAGGTGGACAGGTCGATATTATGTGGGTACAAGGCAAGCGGAAACCACACGCAAAGGAAACACGTCATGAACAAATGGGTATTCAAAGTTCGACCTGAAGCTGGCAGCTCCATCGCATCTCACAACGGACAGATCCTCGACGAGTGGATCGGCAAGGGAGTTGACCTGTTCGCCAAGGCGATGGGCCGCAAGGCGGATCGCATCGAGAAGTTCGACATCGGCGGCAGCCGCTGGACCGAGTTCATCTGGGAGGGCGAGTGAGCTGGCCAGAGCCGACCTGAGGGCCTCAGAGAGCGCCTGACGCCCTTTCTGGCCAGACACGCCTAATCACCCACGAATTGCTCAGGACGCCACAGCGGGCCCCTGAGGGCCTCAGAGCGTATGTTATAATCTACCCACTGAATTAACGAGGAGACGATCATGGCTGAGTCAGTCAAGCGGAGTGATGGCTGGTGGATCCAGGGGCTGCCTGACGGCATTTGTGAGTGCGGTCCCTATCAGACCAAGGCATACGCCGAGGAGGATCGCAGAGGCATGCTCCGCACGATCAAGAGCAGAGAGTGGAAGGCACTAGATGACCACACCGAAGAAGAAGCCAAACCGTAAGACCGCCAACCAGACAGGCGGAAAGCGTCTGTTCCGAACCGTCGACGGGAAGCTGGAGATCAGCTCACGCAAGGAACTGGCTGAAATCCTAGGGGTAGCCCAGGAGACAGTCAGGCTCAACTACGAGGCACAGGGGATGCCCAGGTGCGACGACGGCTGGTACTGCCCAGCGAAGATCATCGTTTGGCTCTTGAAAAACAACCGCAGTTGGGCAGCGAAGGCTGCTGTGGACGCTGGCGATGGCACCGCAGATGACCTCAACACGCTCAGGGCGGAGAAGATCAAGGAAGAGACCCGCAAGATCCGTTATGCGAACGAGAAGGCCGAGGGCATCTTAATCGCTCGCGAGGAGGCGTTCCGAACGATCACCGAGTTGGCCTTGACGATGTCCGCTACACTCGCTGGCGTCCCCGAGAAGGTGGCCAGCTACGTCCCAGGGCGCTCTAAGGTTACCGCACTACGTGAGAGCAGGCAGGCGGTCAGGGCGGCCTCACAGGCGTTCCTGACGTCCCCTATGCTGGACGACAGCAGTATCGAAGAGATGATACTTGAGCTGGCTGACAGGATACGAGGTGGCGAGGCGGTGGTCGATGCGGTCAGCGAGGTGGTCGAGCCAGCCGAGATTGACGAGGTGACGTCCGATGAGTAAGCCAGAAACAACCAGGGAGTACTTCACCAGGGCACTCGCTCATATCATCCCGCCAGAGCCAATGTCCACGGCCAAGTGGATTAGGGACAACTGGAGGTCTCCCGAGGGTAAGGCGTTCGTCGAGAGCGAGGTTCCGTGGGTGACGGCCCCTGGTGGTCCCAGTGAGGCGGTCGATAACCCGCAGTACAACACCATCTATCTTCAGTGGTCCGCTCGTTGTTTCAAGACGACATTTGCCCAGGCCGTCCAGTGCAAGTACGCCGACGTGGACCCGTGCGAGATGATGACGGTGGCTCCCGATGAGCTGACGATCAAGTCGGTGTTCGGCAGGCACTGGAAGATGCTCGCCAGGACACCAGGTGTCCGCCGACAGGTCCCGCCAGAGCGTGAACGCAACAGCACGCACATCAAGCTCGAGCACTGCCAAATCCACGGCGGGTGGCCACTCGGTAAGTCGAGGCTGGCGGACAAGGCCATCAAGGTGGGCCATGCGGGCGAGGTGGACAAGTGGGCGGTTCACTCGACGTCAACCGAGGGTGACCCGCTGTCTCGTTTTCTGAAGCGTGGTGCTCAGTTCGCGGATCGTAAGTTCATAATCGAGAGCACGCCAGGGCAGCAGGGCGTGAGCCGAGTCGAGCGAGGCAGGCTGCGAGGCACGAACCATGCGTACTGGGTGCCGTGCCCGCACTGCGAGCGATTCCAGCAACTGATCTTCTGTAGCGAATGCAAGGGTCACGGGTGTGACAGGTGTGGTCTTTCTGACTACGGATTGATGTGGGATCGCGACGAGGCTGGCAGGAGCTGCCCAGATGTCGCGCTGGCTACCGCGCGGTACGTGTGCAGGTTCTGCCGCGAGGACTTCATGGACGAGGATCGTGCCTGGAGCATGAACCAGGGCGTGTGGGTGCCAGAGGGATGCGGGGTCGACGACGCCATCGCGATGAACGCCAGGGACCTCCCTGAGGGATCTACCAGCTACCTGACGGGCACGATGGTAAGGGACTCCGTGGAGTACAGCTCGCACCACTCGATCCTGTACGCACTGATTACCTCGTGGGGGGAGATAGCCCGCAACTACGTGGTGAAGTCCTCCAATGAGCTAGAGCGTCGTCAGTTCGTCACCGAGGACCTCGGGTGGACGTGGTTCGAGAAGAACAACATCACCGACTGGGAGGCACTGGGCGAGCGCATCGTGACACCGACGGTCCAG